GGTGAATAATTGGAAATTTCCATTTAAAAACGGAATAAGAAGTGAAGCATACAAAAAGTCCCGTGATGAATTCTTTGAAGGACATAACGGCTGGTGGTGGGGAGATGGTTGGTGGAACGGTAAACACGAATCATCAATGGAACGGCAACGAAGATATCGTGAAAGGAATGCATGGTAAACATACGTAACAAAGGAAAGCGTGGTGAGTTGGAAGTGGCGAAGATCATCAACCGTGCATTAGGAACAAATGTCAGGAGAACACCGAACTCTGGCGGTCTTTCAATAAAAGGCGACATCATAGATATCAACATTGATTCCGTGATCCACGATTGTCACTTTGAAATAAAGAATCACAAGAACCTGGTATTCGGTAAATGGTGGGAACAGGCGGAAGGTGATTGTCCTCTTGGTAAACTGCCGGTATTAGTATTCAAACACAAAGGTCGCTGGATGGCTGTCCAGGAACTGCATGATTGGCTGGGGAAAATAGATGGATAAAAATGGGTATGTATATTTTATTACGTCACCAGAATATTTAAAAGTTGGTTATAGTCAAAATCCCAAAAAACGATTTAGTGCAATTAAAAATCAAGTTCCTTTTGAAACCAGATTATATGGTTTTATATCGGGGAATAGAAAATTGGAATATACTATATTGACACAATTAACCTTAAAAGGATTTAGAGCAATGGGGGAATGGTTCTACTTACATCAAGATGTAATGTCATATATAAATGATATTCTTGTTAATAAACCAATAGTATCAGACAGTCATCCATGGGATGATAGATATTTTTTATCAAGAGAAGTGAAATTTATTTATAAGAGATATAAAATGAATCTAATAGATCAAGTTGTGATAGAATCAGAACTAATGAAAGGTTTTTATAAAATGGGACAGCGACATTCTATTGAACAAATGAAGAACTCTATTAGAGATAGGAAGATAGATGCCAATAAGTAAACACAGAAAAAAGAAACGAAGTCACACTGAATGGCGAAGGAATCGCAATCGTAAACGTGCGGCTTGGAAAAGATTTATGTCAATAAAAAAGAAAAAGGAAAGTAATGAGTAAATACGAAACAGAAAAGCGTGGCGTGTTATTCGTCAACGATAAGGAAAACGATAAACAACCGGACTTCAGCGGGAACTGTGAGATCGAAGGAGTTGAATATAAAGTCGCCGGATGGAAGAAGCCGTACAAGAACGATCCGACAAAGGAACTGATATCACTGGCGTTCTCACTACCGGAAAAGAAGGAAAAAGAAATACCGTTTTAAGATGATCTGTCCATATTGCGGTTCAGGTTGGGGAGCGAAGAAAGGTTTAAGAAATAATCAACAGAGATGGATATGTTATACTTGCAATAAACAGTTCCAGTCACCTGTTGGAGAGGCACCTGATTCACTTCCACGCATTCTATTATTCGACATTGAAACATCGCTGATGAAGGTATATGTATGGGGATTATACAAACAGAGAATTCCACACGGTAATATCATTGATGACTGGTTTGTTATAAGCTGGGCGGCTAAATGGCTTTATGATAAGAAAGTAATAAACGATGTTGTCACGCCAGAAGAAGCAAAACAAAATGATGACAATCGAATACTAAAGTCAATATGGAAACTGCTTGACCAGGCGGACATCGTGATCGCACACAATGGTGACAGGTTCGACATCAGGAAGCTGAACTGGAGATTCGTATCGAAGAAGATGAAACCGCCGTCACCGTTCAAAAGCATCGACACGCTGAAGGTCGCCAGGAGTCAGTTCGCAGCACCGTCATACAAGCAGGACTATCTCACAAAGTATTTCAAATTAGAAGAAAAAATAAAAACAGAATTCAGTTTATGGACGAAAGCAATGAAAGGAGATCAGCTTTCGCTGAAACAAATGGCACGATATAACCGACATGATGTGATGGGCCTGGAAGAAGTATATTTGAAACTAAGACCATATATCAAGAACCATCCGAATCTCGGTGTGTTGATGGATGACGATGTATGTACAAACTGCGGACATTATCAAATGGAAGAAACGGAATCAGTATATCTGACATCAGCTAATAAATTTCCAGTGTATAGATGTTTAAGTTGCAAGACACCATACATCCGGGGAAAGAAAAGTGTCGGCAGGACAAAAACAAATATGAGACCAGTGGCAAGATGAGGTCTGGAAGAATTCAAGCAGCCGAAGAAGTTCTGAAAGAATTACATCTGAGAATACAAAAAGCTGAAAAGTTACTCGGAGATATAAAGAACACCGGCAGTCATCATCAAATAAATAAAAAGATCGATGAATACTTCACAGAGTTAGATGATGCTAAACGATCTCCCGGATAACGGATACGAATACGCTGAAGAGGTAGAACAACACGAAAAAGCGGAAGAACGCCTATTGTGGATGAAGAGAGGTTTCGCATGGTGTTATGAGATGACGGATAAGCAGAGAGAAGTGGCGTATTATAAATTATTCACAGATCAAACAGATAAATCTATTGCAAAATTACTAAATCTGGAAAGATCATCAGTAACATATAGATGGGGCAATGCCAAGAAAAGAGGCAAAAACATCACATTTTAACCTATAAGGTGAAGGCTGTCGTTGCCTCCACCGCTAAAACTTAGTCAATACCGGGCGGTAAAAGAAAAGCGATAAAGCGACTTAGCCGGTTATTTCGTGAACGATGAAGAAAACAAAGGCGTTGCATTAAGTGCTGAACTTGTGGGAATTAAGAATCTCAAGATGACACATTGCTGGAGATTGGAATTCGATGTGTATGAGAATGATTCACATAAGGTGAAAGAACTATTTGACTACATAGAAACACCTGTATCTCTTGGTATTGTGGGCGATGAGTGAACAGACGGCAAACAGGCGGAAAAATGGGCAGTTCGGAAATGGGAATAATATTGGAAAACAATTCAAACCTGGACAATCCGGAAACCTCAACGGAAGAAGAAACTCAGCAAAAGATATATTAAATGAACTCCTGGACACATCAAAGAAAGACAAGACACGCCGTGAAAATATAATGGATAAACTATTAATGATGGCGGAGCATGGTAATCTGAATGCGATCAAGGAAGTATTGGACAGGACTGATGGGAAGTCACGGGAATACATTGAACAACGGATCACACGGGATGAAGTCATCATTGAATGAAGTTCAAGATCAAGCAAGACAAGATGCTATCTCATCAACTCCGATGGTGGAATTTACCAAACCGGTATCGTCTCATGGTGGGCGGATACGGTTCAGGCAAAACATACATCGGGGCGTTAAGAAGCATATTCTTAAGCTATATAAACAAACCACTTCCGGGGATGTACGTAAGTCCAACGCACGGACTGGCACAGAAGACGATCATCCTGACGTTAAAGGAGATATTCAGAAGAAGTGACATCGACTTTACATTCAATCAGAACAAAGGCGAGTTCCGTATCCATAACTGGGATGGTCTTATCTGGATTGGCTCTGGCGACAAGCCTGATAGTTTACGTGGTCCTAATCTTGCCTGGGCTGGTATTGATGAGCCTTTCATCCAGAAGCGTGAAGTATTTGAACAGATGACTGCAAGAGTCCGACATCCTGATGCAACACAGTCTGAGATATTTTTAACAGGCACACCGGAGGAACTTGGATGGGGATACGTACTGTCACAGTCAAACAAGATAGACATCGGCACGGTGACCGCATCCACACTGGACAATCCATATCTTCCGCAGGACTACAAGGATTCATTATTAGCTGCATACTCACAGGAACAGATCGATGCGTATGTTCACGGCAAGTTCGTCAACCTCACACAAGGCAGAGTATATAAAGACTTCAACCGGGATAAGCACGTGATGAAGCGTGAAACGGAAGGATGGGAGATCGCAGCAGGACAAGATTACAACGTAGATGCGAATACAGTTTGTGTCTTTGCATACACTTCAAAAGAAATAGCGGTGTTCGATGAAATAAGACTGAAGAACTCAGGCACGTATGACATGGCAGAAGCACTGAAGGAGAAGTATCCAGGCATCAAGGTCATGCCGGACAGTACAGGATCAGCACGGAAGACATCATCATCACAATCAGATCACGACATCATGCGACAGTCAGGATTCCAGGTATTAGCACCAAGAAAGAATCCACCAGTCCGTGATCGTGTGAACGCAGTCAATCGTCTATTACGTGAAGAACGAATCACATTCCACAACTGTCCGAATCTTATTATGGACATGGAAAGAAACGTATGGCGAAACGGTGATATTGATAAGCGTGATCCGGAACAGACACACGCTTCAGATGCAATGGGATATGCAATCAACTGGTTGTTTCCGATCCATGAACGTATCGCAACGGTGAAACAATGGTGAACAATTACTTCGGTGAATCAGTGAACAAGGTTGTATTACCGGAATACGGCAAGGATGCAGTATTAAAGTCTTTCAAGAGGTCTGATTATTTAAAAGAAGATAATGAGATAGCAGAACGGAACACTGCACTGGACTTCTATTACAACCGCAACCTGGACACGCATATTGATGAATGGTTCAGCGGATCAAAACATCTAAGACAGGTTCCGGCATTTCCACAAAGCATCGTTCCACGATTTGCACGGGCAAGAATGTTATTATACAAGAATCCACCACTGAGACTTCTGGACGGTGAGGAGTCAGATGATTATAAAGCAATAGCATATCACCTGAACACAAAGACTCGTGAGATGGCAGAACTGACGTGGCTCATGGGCGATTCTTCCATGCGTACGAAGTGGAACACCAACAAAGAACGTCTGGAGTATGATATTCTTCCGAACGTGAAGAAGTATTATGTCAACGGTGAATCAGAACCGTTTGCAGTATCATATGAGATCGGACGGGCCATGAACAGTGACAGGCAATTTGTATTCTGGTCAGAGTCAAGAGATGGTGAGATGGGACAACACTTCATGTTCTCACAAAACGGAAAGATCAAAGCAGTACCAGGCAATCCGGAAATGGTGAATCCATATGGTATCATTCCAATATCACACGCCTGTTATCAGTCCAACGCTTTAGATGTGGTTCGTGCAGCAGTTCAAATATCGGTAGCCATGACGGAAACGGCATTAGCTATCAGATATAATCTTGGTCAGCCTATCGCCAAAGGTATCACAGACCAGGACACCATTGAAGCAGGAATTGACAAACTGATATTATTAAGTGATCCGGCTTCATCGTTTGAATATGTATCTCCGAACTCAGATATACGTGGCAACCTTGAATCCATCAAACTGATGATCAACCAGGTGGCACAGAATCATTCGTTGGCGGTCAGGTGGGGAGAAGGTGGGACTCCGCCATCAGGCGAAGCGTTGAAGATCATGTCAATGGAGAACATGGAAGTCCGGGAATCGGATATTCCTTTATGGCGTGAATGGGAGCAGAACCGATATGAGATTGATAATATTGTATATGAAACACACACTGGCAAGTCTTTGCCTGAAACTCTTACACTTGATTATGCGGAAGCA